AATGCAGGAGATCGTCCCAGAGGCTGTATCAGGTGATCCTGATGGCGAAGAGATGATGTCTATGGATTACGGACGCATCACGCCTGTCCTAGTGGCAGCATTGCAGGATGCACATAAAAAGATTGAGGCGTTGGAAGAACGTCTAGCAGAATTGGAGGCTAAGTAATGGCTGCAGTACTTCAAACAGACGGGTTAAAATCCAGTGACCCAATACGGATGTATTCAACTAATGTTCATACGGGAAGCCGTATCAACTTAGGATTTGTTGGTGCGGTTGGGACTAGCAAACCCTATGTACATTTAAAGACTAATGTTGGCGGCAGTGACAATCTAATGTGTAAATTCGAATATAATGGATACACTTACTCAAACAAAAACGTCCATAACTCAGTCACATTTTACACGTATGAAAGTCAAAGTACCCCATATGATCCTAGGCTAAGAAACTGGGGCGATACATCTGGTGGGATCGTCAACTATTATTATTCTTCCGACGATTACGTTGTGATTGTTGTTCAGACCAGTACCCAATACACAGGTGGGTTTTTGTATTTTCAATCAGGTCGTTCTCACGCCAAGCACGATGTGCAGATTGTCGCTTACACCAGTAATTCTAGCAGTAGTAGTGGTGTTTACTAGGAGTTTATCATGTCAGAATTTGTAGAACATATCCGTGAAGATGGGACAGTCGAATACAGAAATGTAAGACACGACGAACTACTAGCAGAAGCTGCGGCTATACCTGCGGAGCCTCCACTAACTATTACAGCAGAAGACATTGCAGAAGCAGCACTAAATAGTCTTCGTCATGTAAGAGATCAAAAACTAGCAGAAACAGATTGGTGGGCGAACTCTGACCTTACCATGACCGCTGAACAAACAGCATACCGCCAAGCCCTACGAGACATCACCGATACTTATACATCGTTGGATGATGTTGTTTGGCCTACGAAACCATAAGGACTGATCCATGACAAAAGCAAGAGAAATAGCAGAACTGGGCCAGAAACTCACGGTTGATGGCAGTGGGAACTTGGAGTTTGCAGGTGATATTGAACTAGACGACAACAATAAGGTTATCGTCGGTACGGGTAACGATGCCCAACTATATCACAGCGGCACTAATACTTTCCTTGAAACAGATACAGGTGATCTGCGGCTTGTTGTTAATCAGGCCGACAAGGACTTCCGTATTTATTCTGACGATGGATCAGGGGGTGTTACTGAATATTTCCGTGCAGATGGCTCTATTGGTCAGGCAATGCTTTTCCATTATGGGACAAAAAAGCTGAACACTCAGTCTGCGGGTGTGGATATTTCGGGTAATCTAAACATCACTGGAGGCTATGCACAAAGCCAAGGTGCAGGAACTTTCTTTACACTGACCGACACTACAAACAGCAAAAATGGCTACATCAACTGGTCTAACGATCAATTTATCTTTTACACGGATGGTCCAAAGGAAGCCTTCCGCATTTCGAATAGTCAGACGGTAGTCAACGATAACAGTTACAACATGGACTTCCGTGTTGAGAGTGATGCCTTAACTCACGCATTGTTTTTGGATGCGGGATCAAACCAGCTTGGTGTTGGTACGGGTTCTTTAAAAACAAAAGCGGTTTTCTCTGGTTCCTCTGGTACGGGTTCAAATCTTGGTGATGCCGATACACTCATCAATCAAGCCAGCCAAGGTTTCATCACCATTGAAAACACTGATGATACTTTAGGTGTTGAAGCAGGTGCAATATTTAGAGCAAAACAGTCTGGCGCAGGTGCGTGGGCCATTTATACTAAGCAAACGCAAGATTACATTGGCGACTTGATGTTCCGCACCAGAAATGGTGGTTCATCTTCGACTGAATTTATGCGTCTGCGTAATGGTTCAAGAATCGTTGAGGTTAAGGATACACGGGGGAGTTCGGCACAAGGTCCAATTCTTGACTTGTTTAGAGAAAGTCCAACTCCAGCGGATAATGACTACACTGGGGCGGTTAACTTTACGGCACACAATGATGCTGCGGAAACGATTTCAATCGCTGATATTTGGACTCGGTTCCATGATGTTTCTGACGGAGCTGAAGATGGTCGAATGACGCTTCGAACTAGACGGGCAGGTACTTTAAATGATCGTCTTACATTTGACGAAAATGGAACCTACTTTAACGATCAATCTGTAAACGTTGACTTCCGTGTTGAGAGTGACAGCAACACCAATATGCTGTTTGTGGATGCGGGGAATGGGCGAGTTGGCATAAACGACAACACCCCTAACAACACCTTTACCGTGGTTGGTAACTCAGACTTCTACAAGGCGGGTAACAACACAGGCGGTGGCACGATACGGATAGGCAGTAACCGCACAAATAACTCTGTCCAGTATGGCGTTATTACCGCACAGCAATACGCCAACAGTACAGAATCTGAAGGTATGACTCTGATTGGTGCGACTAACACGTCCAATGAAAACTACATCAATATTGGTGGTGGTGTAGATGAGCAAAACCAAGCCACCATCATTCGTATGTATGCTGCTGCAAACACCACGACACGGCATAGTGGTGGTGCTGATCTAATACAATACATGGACAGCGACAACATTGTGTTCAACGACAGTAGTCGTGATACTGACTTCCGTATTGAGAGTGACACCAACGCTAATGCATTCATCTTACAGGGATCATCTGGGTATATTGGATTAGGCGAAAGCAATCCACAAAGTAATTGCCATATTTCTGGATCAGGTTCTCAGGGTTGGCTTTACTTGAACAACACAAGTGCCACCGCAGACCATGTTCTTTACTGGCGGCGGCAAAACTCAAATGTTGCTTACGCAGGGTTATTAAGTACCGATCAGTTTTGGATCAACGGTCTTGATTCAAGCAAGATGGTAATAGCACCAAAGGCAAATACTGAACTTGTTATTAACGAATCCAGTGTCGACGCCGATTTCCGTGTTGAGAGTGACGCTTCAAACCACATGATTTTTGTCGATGCTGCTAACAACAGATTGGCATTTGGTTTTGACGGTACGCCAGATAAGTCATTTGTATTTAAGGGATCAGCGTCAAGCGCAAGTTGGCGGCTTTATGATGACGGGAATAATTGGGTTGCGTTTGACCCTGTTAGTTCTATTGCTAGAACAGTGAAGTTTTTAAACTCAGGTTCAGGAACTCTAAACGTCAGTGTCCAAGGTTCTTTATCAAAAGGTTCTGGATCGTTTAAAATTGACCATCCAGTTGCATCAAAAGCGGATACTCACGATCTTGTTCACTCATTTGTTGAAGCTCCACAGGCAGATAACATCTACCGTGGCAAGGTTGATCTTGTAGCAGGTCAAGCGACAGTAAACATTGATACTGTAGCAGGTATGACAGATGGTACATTCGCATTGTTAAACCGTGAGATTCAATGCTTTACATCAAATGAAACAGGTTGGACAGCGGTGCGTGGATCAGTAAGCGGCAACATTCTTACGATTGAAGCGCAAGACAATACTTGCACGGATACAATTTCATGGTTGGTGATTGGTGAACGCCAAGACCAGCATATGTACGACACAGATTGGACAGACGAAAACGGTAAAGTAATCGTTGAACCATTAAAGTCGTAACCCACAGCCATAAAAGGAGAAACAGACAATGGCTCAAACAACCACTTGGAAAATTAACGACATGAAACGTGCCACCGATACTGGTGCCGTTGATACTGTCTATTGGGAATGCCGTGTATCAGATGATGATCATCCTGATTGCACAGCGGTAGAGGGCGGCAAACTACGCCTAACACCAGACCCCGATGCAGCAGACTTCATCGCATACGCTGACCTAACTGAAGCAACAGTTTTGGGTTGGGTATACGACAGCCTGATTGAAGGCGACGAGACTGCGACTGAAGCAAAGGAACGCATCGAAGCGAACCGTCAGGGTAAAGTCACAGCACAGGTTGCCCGTAAGACTGCAGAGTCTACTGGTATGCCTTGGTAATATAGGAGATTGATACAATGGCAGAAAACAAGAAAACCATCGTCATCAACGACAAAGAGTACACCGAAGATCAGCTTACCGATCAGCAAAAGATGATGGTAAATCATATCGCTGATTTGGACCGCAAGATCGGTACTACACAATTCAACTTAGATCAGCTTAATGTTGGTCGTGCAGCTTTCATGCAGCACCTTGAAGCGTCCCTAGCAGGGGAAGCTGAAGAAGCCGAAGCAGCGGCATAAAACACTTGCAAAAGCATCTAGTTAAGTGCTATAATGATTGTATTCGTATAACACAGATAGGTGCGCAATGAAGGACAGGAATACTGTTCTAGATTGCCTATATCTCTTCAACCAATCAGACGATCATAGGCTGTACACTTTGGTGGAGTTTAACCACTACTGCCTCTTCCCGCTGATCCACAATAAAGCCTACTTATTTTATTCGGATCAAAAACCTATCGGATTTGTATCTTGGGCGTGGCTCACTGAGGAAGAGGCTACAGAATTTTTATCGGAGCGGTGGATGCCTACAGAGGATGTATGGAAACGCCCTGATATAATAGATGACCGATACCAGCTTTGGGGAATAGATTTCATAGCCCCCTTCGGTCAACCCCTCCAAGTCATGCGGGGCATGATGAAACATTCACAAACAGTCTTAGGGCGACGAGTTCCTGCTAATTGGCGTAGGTTCAAACAGCCCGACAAAGTTCATACGAAGGAGTTCTAATATGGGCGGTGGCGGCGGTGATACAACCAACGTAACAAATACGGGTCTAGGTGACGATCAGTACCAAGCCCTAGCAGATAACCAAGTAGGTATTAGCGATCAGATTACGTCTGCTCGTGACGATGCCACTGCGCGGTATGATAACTTTGATACTCGCTTTGATAACATCGACACTAGCTTTACTGGAATTGGAGACAATCTGTCTGCAGGTTTCACTAATATTCAAGATTTGATGAACCAATATAACACGGGTATGAACACGCAGTTTGATGCGGTCAATACTGGTATTGGTAATAATAATACTGCGATTAATTCCAACGCTACTTCCCTTGCTAATTTGTCTGGCGACGTTACAGGCGGCTTCACCGATATGAACAGTCGCTTTGACACAGTGGATCAAGCAAATCAAAACCTACAGACTTCTGTAGACACTGGTTTTGAAGACCAAGCTAAAGGGTTTGAAGACCTAAGTACGCAAGTGGGCGATGCCAACACTAACATGAATACCCGCTTCGACGATACACAGAACGCAATGGCTGAGGGCTTCGGTGCTACAGGAGAGGCTCTGACAAATACTCAAGCCGCCGTACTAGAAGGCCAAGGCGGTATCACAGATAACTTAGATAATCTGGCGGGTTCTGTCGATACTTATGCTACAGCGACTATGGATAACCAAGACGCTATGCTGGCTAACCAAGAGACCTTCACGAGTAACTTCGATGATTATCTTACTCGTTACGGCGAAGATACAGAACTGGCTCAACAGTCTCGCGCAGACCTAGCGACTGCACAAGCTAACCAGACAGACCGCCTACGTGAGGACATGGGCAAGTTTGCTCAGGCAGCGGCTGAGGGGCAATCTAATCTATCTGACCAGCTAGGTACAGTGGCTGAGGGCGTAGGCCAAGGTCTACAGGATGTAGGGTCTTCTATTGAGGGCGGCTTCCAAGCGACATCTACAGCCCAGCAACAGGCGCAAGAAAACCTGACTACACGACTAGGTAGTATGCGTGAGAAGTTGTTGGCACAAGGCGATGCCCTAGACGCTAATTCTAAGGCCCAGTTTGATAGTATTAACAACAGCTTTGACGCAAACGGTAATCTCATTGCTAACTCTATCTCGGAAAACGGCGACACTATTCGCCGCCAGATGGACGATCAAGGTAACCTAGTAGAGTCCCGCTTCTCGCAGACAGGTGAACTTATAGGGCAGACTAGTACAAACTTGAATGACGCTCTAAATGCTGCAGAGGCTGCGTTTGGTTCTGGTCTGGATACCGTCAATGAGGATATGGTTAGCGGCATAGATAACATCTACACTGACCTGACTAATGTTGGTTCTGGTCTGGAGGCCGTCAATAATGATTTGTTATTCGGCCTAGGTAACATAGACACTAACCTGACTAATTTTGGTTCTGGTCTAGAGGCCGTCAATCTAGATATGAATAATTCATTCGATACGCTGGGCGGCACTGTCTCTGAACTAGGTAATGACCTGAGTGCGGGTCAAGATGGTCTCTTGTCTGGCATGAAACTACAGCTTGGTCAAAACCAAGACCAGATTTTACGTGGGCAGGAAGCTAATCGTACAGCTACCGAAGAGCAGATGCAGACTGCTATTGGTCAGCAAAACGACAACTATGCACAACTATCTAATCAGATGGCTGGCGGCTTTGAGAATATGGATGCCGCTTCCATCAATCAGGCAAAGCAACTAGCTTCAGTGGCGGCTGCGCAGGGAGACCTCGACATGGGGATGCGTCAGCGGTTTAACCAGCTAGGTAATGCTTTCGACGAGAGTGGGCAATTAATCCGCTCTTCCGTAGACGAGCAAGGTAATACTATTTCTCGCGCAATCGACGCGAATGGTAACCTTCTCCTACGATCTTTTGACGTATCAGGGCGTGAATTAGGTAACCAAGTTATCAACATCAATCGGTCACTTATGGATTTATCAAATCTAAATAACGTGGCTGGTGCTAACGCAAGCATGGGTAATCTAAGCCCAGCGATGTCAGCCGCCGTTCCTAATGCTGGGTTTGCATCGCCGTTTGCTGCAACTCGATAAAGGAAAAAATATGCACCCTACTTCAGTATCCGCTGATTGTATCGAACTAGTAAAGAAATTTGAAGGCTTACATAAGCTAAAGGATGATGGCCTAGTACACGCCTATCGCTGCCCCGCTGGAAAGTGGACGTTGGGATTTGGGGCAACTAAGGGTATTCGGTCTGGAATGACCTGTACCGTAGCGGAGGCAGAGCAGCGTCTTATCGACGATTTAGACGAACACGGTAAGGCAGTTAAGAAGTACGTGAACGTGCCTCTGACCCAAGGGCAGTACGATGCCTTGACATCCTTCGTATTCAACTTGGGCGAGGGCAACTTTCGCCAATCGACGCTCTTAAAGAAATTGAATGCTGGTTTGTACGACGAATGCCCAGAGCAGATCATGCGCTGGAACAAGGCGAGAGTAGACGGCAAGCTACAGCCTCTTCGTGGTCTAACTCGTCGTCGTGCCGCAGAGGCCGCTATCTTTAGCCGTGATGCACAATTGCCTAGCGTAGAGGGTGGACCTCTCATGGTGCAGAAACCCAGTGCAGAGGCTCCTAAGCCCCTCACAAAGTCTAAGACTATGGCGGGTGCGGGTATCGCTGGCGCAGCTACGGCACTAGGTGAGATTACTCCTCAGATAGAAGCTCTAGTACCCTACTCGGAGAGCATGAAGACAATCTTCCTACTGTGTGCATTAGGCGGCATAGCACTGGCAGCATACGCTCGATTTAAGGATCACAAAGAAGGCGTACACTGATGTTCATTATCGGCAAGATAAAGACTTATATCATCGGTGCTTTGGCGGTCCTGCTACCTATTCTGTATGTCCTCGGGCGTAAGGACGGGAAGAAAATAGAAAAGACAAAAGTTCTAGAGGATGAACTACAGGCCAGAGAGAAGGCCGCTGATTTTTACAAGGCAATGGCAGCACATGAAGAATTTAATCCTACTAGCCGCGACGATCTCACTGACAGGCTGCGCAGGGACGGTCTATAGGACTCAGGTCGAAGCGTATTGCCCACCTCTGGTGAGTTATAGCGACGACTTCAGTAACTCTCTTGCAGATGAATTAGCGGTATTACCAGAAGACTACACATCCATCCCAATGGTCGTAGTCGATTACATCAAACTGCGTGACAAAATTCGTGTCTGTGAAGAAGAAAAAGGAAAACTATAATGGGCATTTTCGGTACAGATTACGAGAGCTTTGGTGATATGTTTGACGGCGGTGGTCCGGGTCAATCAGGCGACACGTATGACAATGACAATGATCCCAACAACGAGGTCACGGGCATTGCTGCTTTTTCTAATACTATTACTGGTAATAGCCACGCTAATGATGGCTATGGTGACGACAATAGTGATGGTTATCTGCCTAACTACCAAGTCACGATGAATGATCCTTCCAACGGAGGTCAAAGTAGTGGCGAGACAGAGGCCGTAGGTCAGGCACCTTCTGGTATTATGGGCTTTAGTACCCCTGCCATCATTGGTAAGATTGCTGGATGGCTTAATGGCACTTCTAAGGATGACGAATACCAAGACGTTGACGTAAATGGTAAAACTCGTCGAGTATACACCACAGAAGATGGCAACTTTAGCTACTCATATAACTTCTTGGGTATGCCCTACGAGTTAGCTAAGGACGCAGACGGGAACTGGCAGGATAAACTAAAGCTACCCCACAATGCCGAGACTGGTGAGCTAGACCTAGAGAACGGTACTGTATCTGGTTACGACTACAACCGTCAAAAAGCTAAGAGCGAGGGCGACAACGAGGGCGCAGCCGATCTAGACCAGTACGAGGAAGACAACTCCAACGAAGACGGTGAAGTATCTGACGGGCGCGTCACTGCAGAGGCCATCCGCAAGATGGCTGAGGAGGCAGGTCTTATAGCAAACGCCGAGGACGCTAAGGCTATTATTGCCGATCCCATGAAGTTCCTAGAGGATCGTGGCCTGAAGTTGTCGGACATCATGCCCACTATGAGTGCTGACGGTGAGGGTACTACTCTAGACCCCACCAACCCAAATTATGGACTAGGCGACGACTCAGACGCTACTTATAATGCCACTACCGTAGACACCAACGACATCAATACTGTAGACACAGTAGAAGGCTCCGAGGGTACTACCTACGATGCCGCTACAGTTAACCTCACCGAGAATGAGATGGTCGATCCAGTAACTGGAGAGATTAGACCAGAGAACTTGGTAGAGGATGTCACTATTGATACTGACGCTGTGGCGACTGGTGTCAACGCAGACGGTACGACTAACCACTTGGGTGTTGCACTAAACGAGTTCGCTTCCATCGATCTATCTAACATGATCGACACTACCACTGTCCAAGGTAAACTGCTTGCCCAGAAGTACTTGGATGAAGGTAAGACAATCCTAGACGCGAAGACTTCTGTGCAGTGGTGGATGAAGAACCTGTCTGCCGAGTTTAAGGACGCTAACGGTCAGCCTACAATTCCTGTCTGGGCGCAAGCTATGCACCGTGACGCTATGAAGTCTATTTCCTTCAACGGCATCTCTGGTAGCGCAGCCACTGCCACTATGGCTAATGCCATTATGGAGTCGATGCTTACGGTAGCAGACAAGGAGGCCAGCTTCTATCAGAAGATGACTGAGGTCAATCTGAACAACAAGCAAGAGGCCATCATCAACCGCGCCACTATCCTGTCTAAAATTGATTTAGCCAACTTGGATGTACGCTCACAGGCAGCCGTACAAAATGCCAAGGCTTTCCTAGAGATGGACCTTACTAACCTAAGCAATGAGCAGAAAGCTGAACTGGTTAACAAGGAAGCACTCGTACAGGCACTCTTTGATAACACGGCTGCAGAGAATGCCGCTCGTCGCTTTGGTGCCGAAGTCGCCAACGATATGCAGAAGTTCTACGATGAACTTAATATGAATATCCAGCGTCACAACTCGTCTGAGATTAACGCAC